CTTCCTAAGCAATCGCTTAGTTTAATAAGATTGGTAATTGTTTTATTTCTGTTTTCGAATAAGTGATCGAACATAATTTCTCCTTAATACATGAGACTATCTTTATATAGTATCTTTAATTAGCTGTTTCTTTGTCGTTTTTTTATATTTCTGGTGATTACGCGATCTATGGAGGCAGTTCGATCACTGTCTTCTCCACACTCTGCAATAATTTTACTCTTTACCTTTTGTAAAGTACTTATAAGGGCCGAATCAATAGATTCTTTTTTAGAGGTTTTTTTCATTTTTTCCATCTCTTTATCTCTTTCAAAGGTAGATTGAGCAGACCCCTCATCTCTCGCTGCATCCATATCCTTTCCTGCCTGATCTCTTTCCATATCTACATCTTTTCCTGCTTGCTCAGCCCCCGCACCCACTTGGCTCAGTTTCTCTTGGTTCTCTAATTCTTTCTCTTGAGCAGCATCCTGTTCTTTCTCTAATTCGTTCATAGTATGTTGGATCTCTTCATCCGTCATATCATAGAATTCTTTATAGATAGTTTTTTTAGGAAAAATCCCTAAACCAACAACAGCTTGAACGACTCTTGCTTTTTGTTCATCAATTTCCATTTTACGTTTAGTAAAAGTATCACTAGGATCGGGGAGAACAATTTTTACTTCTTTTACTAAAGAAGCTGGATATCCAACTAAAGCTAAGTGTCTTTTAGCAATCTGTTCAAAGCCCACCTCAACTTGTTGTTGTACTCGGGTAATCACCCTAGCAAACTTGGCATCAAGTTGAGATAAATTAGCCTTCCGCTCTGGGGACTTATCCTTCTCAACAATATAATCTTTAGGAACCTTAAGAGCAGCTAAGAGCTTATCACGGAAGTAACGAACATCATCTACTTCCCCTAAGTTTTGGGCACCTGGGAGAGTATCAATCTTAGTACCTTGGTTCCCTCTTGTTGGAACAAAGAAATCTTCATCAGCACTGAGAGGATTATAACGAGAATCTACCGTCCCGTCATTACTATTATAATACTTTTCTTTCTTAAATTTTTCCTTAACCTTCTCCATGAACATCTCAGCTTTAGTAGCTGGCATGTTAGCCACATCAATATAAAAAATCCGTCTCTCTGGAGCCCTTGCCAAGCGATAGATTAACATAGCATCTTCCATTAATTTTAGAGATCTAAAGATTCTAATAGCTAACGCAGCGATTGATTTTCCATAAGGATAATAAGCAGGGTCTGCTGTTCGTAAGCGGAAATGAACTATTTGGTTTCTATCAAGAGTAATAAATTTAGAACCTGTCATATTCCCAGCAGCACTTCCAAATGCAACCCAATCATTATCATCAGGAATCTCTTGAATAAAATCCGTTAAATATCCATACTCATTTTCAACTCGGATAATAAAGTTAGGATTTAATACTTTGATTCGTTGAAGTCCTTTTTTAGGGTTATTAATATCCAAAATAGTTTCAATAAAACAATCCCCATACTTTACAGTATTTCTAATAATATCCCAATAAATCCTGTCCATTTGCAGATGAGCAAACATCTTATTAATTTCATCTACTACTAGGTGGTTATCGCTTCGTACAGTCCATCTAGTGTTCTGGAGGTTCTTTTGGGTTGCGTCATCAGCGTAAATATCAAACGCAGTTCCGATCTCTGGGTAGTTATCCATCTCATCAAACTTCAAATACCTTTCCCTTCTGGTCTTCTCTAATTCTGGAAGGATTAATTCTTTTCTATTAACCGCCCCTAAAGCAGGAAGATCATCAGGCTTTACCACATCGGGGTTTGAGACCGTATCTCCAGCTAATGCTGCTTGAGGAGTAGATCCATCATCCGTTTGTTTGGCTAAAAACGGAGCCGCCTTAGTTGCAAAGAACCTAGCTAAAAATTGTCCTAACCTACCATTAGGATAAAAATAAGGACCATATCTGGCATCTGGGGACGCATCAAAAGAAGTGTAACCTATAGCGTCTTCATTAATATTATCTTTATTCTTTACTTCATCAGCCATTTTAAATCCTCATCACTAACATCCCCGTAGGCATTTTTAACTTTAAAACTAATAGGTTCTAGAGGTTTCTGTATCCTATGATCATTCTTAGAAGCTTCTAGAGGGTTATTATCTACTAAAGTATGTAGTAATCTTACAGCCACTCCCAAACTCATAATTAAATCATCATGCTTACCTTTATCAGCTTCTACCCTCCCTCCTTCAGTTATAATGAAGGTAAGAAGCTCCCCGATAGTGCGTTTAGAGTTAATTTTAATATTATTGTTTCTTATATATTCTTCTAATCTATTCAAAATTTCTTCTCTGTTTTTTACTGTAACCTGTAATCCGAAGTCGTTTCGCTCATCCATCCATAAATTATCGTATTCATACACATTAAACATCCAATCAATTAGGTTATTCCCAATCGTGTTTCGCTCGATAATAACTAATGCATTATTATAGAGATTTGCTTCTTTTGTTAAAATTTGAGAAAGCTCATTTATTGGGGTTCTATTAGAATAGAACTCAGCTACTTGTTCTCCTGTATAGGTGTTTAAAATATGAAAAGCGGAATAATCCCTTTCTCTACCCATTGACACATCCACTCCTATAATATACTCATACTCTGGTTTAGGCTCTTCCCAAACTCTCATTTTGTTGTTATATTTAATAGAAAAGGTAGGATTAATTCCTTCTATTAATCTCTTCAGAAGAGATCCTTCTATAAAGGTTTCACCTGTTCCTAAGAAAGCACACTCATACTCCTGCAACCACTGTTTCACTGGCATATTAGCTTTCGTTGTGGTCTCCCACTTATCTACATTCAAACCCTTAGTTTCCATTTCCTCATATAGATGATTAAACCCTTCTTGACGTTTATACTCTGGGTGCTGTTCCCAATTAATATTAATACAGTTAAAGGCATTCCTCTTATGAAACGAGTCTTCGTATACTTTATGATACCAATTTCCAACACCATTAACAGTTGATAACACAAACGCCCTACCACCAGTAGAAATAATAGGATATACAGCAGCCCAGATAGTATCAATGTTTTCAATGAAAGCTGCCTCGTCAATAATCAAGAAAGACCCAGCTAGAGATCTACCAGATTGTTTGCCAGAGGGCCTAGACTTAATAACAGATCCAGTGTTTAGTTTTAAAGTATGCTTGTTATCTTCTACGATTTTAGGTTTAAGAAAAACAGGTAGTTCTTCATACATAATTTTGATTCTATCAAGCACTTCCGTTGATTCAGAATCTCCTTTAGAAAGAATTACTATAGACTTATGCTTTTCAAAAACAGCCATCCATAAAGAATAAGCAGCAGAGATAGTAGTACACCCTGCTTGTCTAAATTTTCTTAAAATATTAAATCTATTATCTTGAAGAGCATTTATAATATCTATTTGAAAGGGGTATAGCTTAAAAAGAACTAGACCTCTAACAGGGTGGGTAACTTTAATATAGTTAGAGATGAAGTATACTGGATCCTCCCTGCATCGCTTAAACTCACTTATTAGCTGTTCTTTATTCATAAATTATCCCACCTGTCTATTATAGAGTATGCAGATCTTCTCCATAATATGTACTAGAGAACCTAACTTAGTAGGTGTTACAAAAGGTTTAGTTGGTACTTTATTAAGTTTTGGAATTAAAGTAAAACTCTTAGTTAATGAGTCTTCAATATTTTCCGCATATAAAAAGGGATTAGACTCTTGTAAGGCTAACCCTAATGATATTATCATATTTTGCCACGATGATATTCAAATTCTAAATGATAAAGTATCTTTTATACAAGCATTAGCCCCTTGTGTTCGAACCACAACAGGCATTGTAGGTCCCGCTGGTACAACCTACTTAGGAGACGATGCTATATGGTGGCAACAAGGTAGATGGGCTGAAGGGCTGCATAGGGGGCAAGTAAAGCATATTACGAAGAATCAACCATCACCTATTCTTTCTAATGCATCCACTATGATAACCCCTACTAGTTATGGCCCGTGTGGGCCTGTAGTTGCTTTAGATGGATTATTTTTAGCAGCTAGAAAAGAAATCTGGGATAAAGTAGGGTTAGAAAAACCTACATACTTTGAAGGGTTATGGGATTTTTATGATATTCATTATACAACAAAAGCCCATAACCTAGGGTTTGAAAATCACGCAGTGCCCGTGGATCTAATTCACCACTCTAATGGAGAATTAGTAGGAAGAGATTCCTGGCATAAAAATAGAGAAGCATTTATTGCTAATACAAAATTACCACTAAAAATATGAACTTACTTATTTGGATACTCGTTTCCTTCGGAATTACCATTTCCATCACACATGGGAAGATTTTTAAGAAATTTAGAAAAAAAACTTGGGATATTTACCCCCTATTAGGGGAGTTATTTGCATGTCCCATGTGTTTAGGCTTTTGGGTGGGGATTTTCTTAAACCTAACATGGCGAAGCGTAACAGGTAATATGTTTTTAGACGGATTCTTAAGTCTAACCACTTGTTTTGCTTCTTATTGCATACTGTGGGCTATTGCGTTAAAGGATGTGTGAGGTTGTCAGCAGCCGTTGCTGCAATGAGCGGTTCGTGGAACCATATATCTCTTAAGTAACATAATTTTCTCCCTTTTGTAACTAAAATTCAAAAACCTTATCATATTTAATAGGGTTTTTATCTTTTTGTGATTTTAAAGCTTTAAAAAGCCTCTTTCCTAAGTATTTACCCACCTTATGGTCACTTGGGTAATGCCATCCAGCCGAAATCCTACCCGCTCCACATTCCTCAGCCGCTTTCAACAGATTTAACCTATGTTCTGGGTACTTATCAGCAAAAATCTCTGCAATAAGACGAGATTGAGCCGAGTGACCACTAGGGTATGAAGGACTCTTGGCATTTTTACTCTTTAATAGCTTCAACTGCATACCAAAATAAGGAGCTAACTGTGCAGGGCGCGGTCTGTTAAACTTGTTTTTGTATTCTAAGATCAGAATAGAGGATTCTCTTACTAAAGTATCAATATAATCAGTATCATACTTTAATCCAAAGATATCCATATAGCGTTTAATAGAAAAAACAGGGTCTTTATCATGTTTTTTAATACTATTCTCAAGCCCCGTTGTTCGTACAATACCCGCACCTTGGGTAACTAAGAGATCCTTACCACTATCTAAACTACTATTAGAACTAGGAGGAGGTAATTGAATAAGTTTAGCAGTGTCGGAGAAGAGCGTAATTTCTCCTTTAGGTTTTCTTAGTCTTTTTGAAAAAACAAGATCATCTACAGGCTCCATAACTACTTCTCATCTTTGGCTTTAATAGCCTTATCCTTCTTTTTTCCCATCTTCTTAAAAGTCTTAGCTAAAGACTTTCTTTTGGGAGTACAAGTTGCCTTAGTCATCGGGGTACAGAAGCCTTCGTGATCAGGGTCTACGGCTTTCTGAATCCACTTATCATCTTTCTTACCCTTCTTAGCTTCTGTCTTTGATTCCGGCTCATCCTCTTTACAAGGAGGTTTTGAACCATCAGCACACAACCCAGCAGCTATTCTGCTCTTTCTCACCCGTGCTACTTCTTCATCACTAGGGACTCCAAATCTATCGTTTGGATCTTCATGGGCTAAACTACCTCCTCCCCTAAAAGGTCTTTTTGACTGTCCACTAGTAGTTTCTTTTACTTTAGCTTCTGTTTTAGAATCGTCGTCGGGAAGTGGGCCTAGTCCTGCTTTCGCTCTTGCAGCGTTTGCCTCTGCTCTAGCTTTTTTCCTTGCAGCATTCCTTTGCTCTGGCGTGGTATCTCGTTCATAATTGAACTCGGTTTCATCATCAGAGTCTCCTCCCTTAAGACCGTATGCATCAGCCTCCTCCACACCCTTTTTCTTTTTAGCTCTATACTTAGCCACTAGCTTAGTACCACAATCATCAACAATACTGGTTTCCTCATCATCCATTTCCTCTTCAGCAGCGTTATTACTTCTAGTGGCTTTAGGTGCTGGCTTTGGTCCATCAGGGAGAGCATTTTTCATCTTCTCTGTCTTAAGAGCTTTCTTCTCTAATAAATCTATTAATCTTTTATTAAATGTCATAATTCTATCCTCATCTTTTTTTTCTTCTTCACTTTCTTCAGGTTCATCGTCTGATCGTGGTCCCTCCCCTGGAAATTCATCGCGTGTAAAAAGGGCTTGATCCTTAGGATCCCTCCAGATGGCACCACCTGTTGCACCACCTGTAAAGTTTTTACGCCCCCTATCGTGTTCGTGACTTCCCCACTTATCAAACTCCCTATATCTAGGATCATCTTTTTCCAAAGTAGTATGGTGATGGATGGATTTAAGCATTTTCTGAGGATCGTCTTTATAATCATCCTCATCGGCTAAGACTGCTGAATGCCTTCTTATTGCGGCTTCATCCCCAGTTCTTTTAGCATGAACTAATGCTCTAGCTCTAGGGCTTAGGTCTGTATGGTGGTGAAGATCCCAAAGCTCATTTATTGATGCCTTAGTTGTGGGTTTTTTAAGTTTAGCTACGCATCTTTTCCAGGCATCATGACCCATACCGCTCTTTTTCTTTTGAGCAGTACAGATTGCGTATGCATCATCTTTCTTAGCCATGATTTATTATAGATCAACTAGCGATACTATAAAATTGGGACACTCTGCGTCAACCTTAGTCATTATCTGGACTAGGTTTGAATTAACCTGAGATGAGGTATCAAAAGCTTGATCATACGCCCCAGGCATTTGGTCTACAACACAGCTACCTTTTTGAACACACACTCCAGTAGGATCTAAAACATTACCAGCAGCATCTTTTCGTACAGGTCGTCTGATATATCCAGCAGCACTAGTATTAACCACTCCGCATACACCAAACCCTCCCTTAGTTCCAACTGCTGTAACAATCTCTAAAGTCTGAGGTTTGAAAAGTTCTCCTGAAAAAGCAGTATCTTCCCAAATCTCATCAACGGTATTAACCGTATAAGCAACATCCAAGTAGTTAGATTGAACAGCGGGTCCAGCAACGGGACTACTAACCGACATGTTTTGTTGGTTGTTTCTCATATACATGAGATCTACTGTTTGAATATGAACATACCAATCTTGAACCCCACTGGCTCCTCCTCCGCTGGCTGTTAGGGATCCTGTCCCTGGAAAGACAAAGGTTTTATCGGTATTTTGTACTGGGATCGGATCGACATCGGGCATAATAATATTCTCCTACATTATATAGAGCGTTTAGGTCCGTAGGACCTCGAAAATTTTAACTTCCTTTTATTTTCTTTTCGTAAAGCCGCTCTAACTTTCTTTTTATTTTCATTGACCTTTTTTAAAAACCTAGGGTCTTTATTTCTAAAACCTTTGTTTTTAGTTTTCAAGAGAACTACTCATCTAAAGTTGAAGCTACACCTTCTATACTAAGTATCCAATCAATCCCCTTTGCTGCTCCAATCCCAGCCCCAACAACAAGTCCAAGCAAAACTATAATATCTGCTAAACTCATTCTGTAAACTGAAAACGGTGTTCTAAACCTGTCCTTAAAAAATATTGCCCATATTGGATTCATCTCTTTTTACCTCCCAGTAATTCATCGTCTTTCATCCCTCCATTTTCCACGATTCCCTTTAAAATCGTACTCAGATTCGTCACGACCAGTGTGATTAAACCCGCCACGACCGCTATGCTTTCTGATGGAATAAATTTAATACTACCTATGAACGCGAGTACGAGAATTAATAAGTATAGCCCCGCAAACTTAGCGAGGTGCTTAGAAGCAGTTTCTTTGGCACTTTCTTTAATTAATAATTCTCTAAATTTAGCATCAGACTCAGCTTGTAATTTATCTACCTCAACTCTACCCTCAGCTTCTTTCAGCTTTAAAGCAGAAGTTACATCAATATATCCTTTTCCATCAACCATCGGCGTTTGTGCCATAATTTGCTCCTATCTAATTATTCCTTTCAGATTATATAGTATACTCAGTATATCTACTTACTAATTTCTCTTCTCTAAGCACTTCGCTTCTGCATCATCTCTTCAGATTGACCAAACCCAAACACTGTACTGTCTATATCACCAAATTTCATGATTAATTATCCTAAGTACTACTTTGGGGGTGGATCAGGTATTTTCCACCTACACCACTCATCTGCTGACCAGCCATCAATAATTCCCCCCCTCGCCCAAGCTCCCCCTCCCAGTCCATGCTGCTCTATTTGTTCGCATGGTACGCGAGTGTCACCCAACGGAGGCCGCATACCAGTATCCATAGGACAGACGCTAAATTGTCTAATTGTACGCGCAATATCGTTCATCCACCCTCTAATTTCTATATGATTTTTGCTAATATCATCTTTAAGTTCCCAAATCACATCAACGGCTAATTCCAAATCCTTCGTAAAAGGAGGTTTTGAACATTTGTACATGGATTGGCCCTGAGGATCCTCAAAACATACCTTACAAACTATTTTTTCCCTTCCGTCTGTGCTTCCAGGTGGCACCCCGTGAGTTCCAGCCTTTGTTGTGCATCTGTTGCCAATGTAGTGATCTTGAACTGTCCCAGGCTCCTGAGGTGTACACTCTCCACACTCTCTATATCTCCTAACATGCAAGTTCAACTGGTTGGGAGGCCCTGTAGGGCGTAGGAACCCTGGAGGTGCCTTCGGAAACGCCTCAAACTCTTCCACATCTTCTAATGCCGAGGGTGAACACTTCAAACCAATTTCCGCATGAATACTCATCCATAATGTACTACCCTCTTCTGGGCCTATTCTTACCGTAAGGTCCGAATATACATAGCATAGACAATTCGGTGGACCTTGAGACTGACCAAATTCAAATACTGTACTGTCTATATCGCCAAATTTCATGATTAGTACGGTGGGAAGTTTCGAGTAGGCCAGTGCCCTCCACAAACCTTCTCAGTTCGGTGACAGGCCATATCAAATTTACATTTTTTAAAGCGTGTTCTAATCTTTTTACAAATGCTTTTAACTTCGGCCTCTTTTTGTTTTAAGTCCCATCTTAAATGCCAAAGGTTTTTAGCGGCAGACTCATATGGCCTCCCCTTCCCAGGCCGAATGTAAGAGTCGCCCATTTCTTCGGAACAGAGGACGCCTTGAGCTATACATCCGTCTGGCTTCTGGCCCCACTCGTATATGATGCCCCCTGGGATTTCTTTACATGCTCCACACATTTTATATATATCCCACTTTATCCGCACGGCCTCACCGGGCATGCCCTTGCCGCTGCCTGTAAACCGCGCACTAAACTTCTCTTTGGGTTGAACATCTTTTGAACAAAATATGTACATAATATGCGTTGCCTTAATTGCCAAAGATTCGCCCCTCTTTGTTAGAGTGTAAGTGTTTACGTTGATTTCTAATTGAGAATGTAACCAACAAAAACAAGGTTCATCATCTTGTTTTTCTCCAAACCCAAACACTGTACTGTCTATATCGCCAAATTTCATGATTAATCGAATTTATACCAATGACAAACCTCCTCAGTTTGTTTACAGGCCATATCAAATTTACATTTTTTAAGCGATTTTCTAATATCTTTACCAATTCTTTTAACTTCGGCCTCTTTTTGTTTTAATTCGCTTCTTAACTTCCAAAGTTTTTTATAATTAGATGTAAATCCCCCATCATCGGAATCTCTACAAAGGGTCTTCCTAGCCTTACAACCTATGTTGTCCTTTTTTTGGGTATCGCACCCTCCACACATTTTATATATATCCCAACTCATCGACAGATAATTTTTGGGTCCTCCGGGGTTACCTGCTATAAAAGTTGCTTGAAACCTCTCTCTGGGTTCTACGACCGTTGAACAAAATACCCTCATCTCATGACTTGCATGATAAGTAAAGTTATTCCCCTTTCCTCCCCCCCCTTTGTGAATCTCTATCTCCTCTGCGCTCCACTCCCTTATAGAGATTACTAATCGAGAATGTAACCAACAAAAACAAGGCTTCGTGAGATGGAAGTAGTCCTTGTCCTGGCTACTTCCAAAACCAAATCTTGTAGGGTTTATATTTCCAAATTTCATAATTTTCTCCTATCTTATTTAGGCGGGGGTGGGGTAACTGTTGAACATAATTTTGATACTCTTTTACAACCGGGTCCTGGTTCACACCGCATAAAGTCTTCGACAAAATTTAATAATCCTGCCAAAACTTTAGAAGGATTATTTTTAGCATCAGAGTCTAGTTGTAAAATAGATGCTGTCATATATGTGTTTGTGTTGTATAGGGCTCCTGATCCCTTTTGAGAATCCCTACAAATTACTTTAGTATTTCCGCACTCCTCTTGAGTACAGTTGCCACACCTCTTTCTTCTGTCCCAGATGATCCTAATATCAGTAGGATCATCTGTATCAATAGTTGGAGGGTTGTCGTTCCATGATTCACTATCATCCTCATTGCAAACTGCGAGAGATATATAGTTAAAAAACCATGTTAGAGTCTTGCCTGTACTAATGTTTACCAAAAACCTCTCTTCCATTGAACAATAACAATCCTCGCTATTTGTGTCACCAAAGGCAATTAAACCCGTATCAACATCACCAAATTTCATAATTTGCTCCTACCTTATTTAGAGTACTTGAACGGGGTAATTATAAAAAAAGACTCTTAGTTTATTAAGAGCCTTTTTTGTTTAGTTGATTAAGTTTTAGGTCCAATCATGCCAAGTCCAATCGTAATCCCAATTTGCTAGGTGATGATAATCAGGATAATCAGGGCTATTCGCTGAAGGTAGGGTGGACTTACCGTTAGCAGAACTTCCCATTGCTGAGGCCCTTTTAAAAAATGGCGAATAAGAGACTCCAAAGGGTCCCGGACCCTCTTTAATATTTTGTCCGATCCAATCCATAACATTCTGAATAGTAGAGACCCCAGACCACTCAACATCTGTTTGGTATCCCCCCACAATAGGATAAATAGGCACCCACTCTCTAAAACTTACTCCATCCAGCCCTGGGGAATCTCCCACCTTATAACTATGAGGCCCTTGAGGGTGTTCCCATGCTGAGTGCATGGGTTTCGACCAAGTCGAAGTCCCTCCTGCTTGCTCACAGCCTGCATTGTCCCAAATCCATTTATTAGCGTCCCAATCACAAGCAGCAAAGTTGTTAGAATAAGCGGATGAGAATTCAACCACATGGTCTGGGTTAGTGGCATCATAAAGCACACGACTCATGCCTACTTGAGAAGTAAGGACTTTGCCCTCAGGACCAAATTGATACCCCACAGGATCGTTGTATTTATTTCCGTTAGCATCCATTATATACTGATAAAGGGTAAATTTTTGTGGCTGCCAAAATGAGGGTGTGGCGTAATAACTATAGTCCACGCGCTTGTTAACGCTATAATATATCATACACTTAAGGTCTGTACTTCCTACAAGATGAGATTGAGATTGTGCTGATAAACTAAAGGAGCTTGGTTCACTAGAGTCGGCTCCTTTAAAAGCTACCCTAGTGTAGTAAGCATCAAGTCTCTGCTCACGTATGAACCAAGGTCCTGATAAGGCCCCGTCAGCAGAGGCATCTACTATCAGGGCTGAACTAGAGTTAAAAGAAAACCCTCCTGTGGCTTCAATTGGTTCTCTTGCTGGCGCGGGGGTTGGGGGTGGAAATCCGTCAGGCATAATAATATTCTCCTACATTATTTAGAGTAGTTACCATAAGCTTTGACATAGATTTAAATTTATTTTTTTATTTTTTTTGAAGTCCGTATCACTTAGACATGTGTATGTATGGAGCTTCGGGGAGAGGAACGGGACTCCGGGCGCGTCAAATCGTCCTAAGTCCTTATGCAGTAAGCACTTAGGACAAGCAACAAATAAACAGCACAAAGGGGTTGACATTTGCCCCCAAATAGACGATAATATACATATGAACGATCTACTAAAGACATGCCTCAAGGGCATCATGTACTACGCTATCGCCATCGCTTGCTTCCTCTCACTGGTGAGCATGGCAAGTGCTAACACTAAGACCTACTCCAATAGGGACATACTAGATGCCCTGAGACAAGTGGAGACTGGAGGCTGTCCCAATGAGGGCATAGGTGCTAAGGG